CTTAAGTGATTCTATGCCCGTGTTAATAGTAGACGGCGACGGGACCTATAGGGCTATCGGTAACGCTATCTTTATATGGTTCGAAAAGGCCGGTTACGAAGCTTCGGCCATTATTAACGGGGAATTCGGTAGGGATACTTTCGACGATACGGAAGAGGGAAGAAAGGGCCTTTATCAACATTTGGTCAACTCTAAAGTTAATAAGATAGTAGTAAAAAAACAATAAGGACGGGACGACGGTATGGAAATACAAATGGACAAAACGGAACTATGGACCTTTTCGATTGGTAGCCGTAAGCTTATTTTTAACCAACTACCGGCGGACAACAAGGACGAAGACAAGGTTTACGAAGTTAAAGATAAAGAAGGGACCTTAATACTTCGGATAATAGAAAAGCCCAACCTTACAACCATTACACCGGCCGGGACCAGTTTAAGGCTAATTAAAGAAGATGTTTATATCCTTGCCGGTTTTTTACAACATAAAGACGAACAAGCTAAAAAAAGTATATAGATAAAAGGGGAAAATTGCTTAACTTTACAACTGTTTATAAATTAAATAAGGAACCTATAATATGGGACTAAATAGTAATGTCCAAATAAAACGTAGTACATTAGACCGACTAAAGCGTTATCGGGCCGTAAGCGGTACAACCGCTACCCATATAGCCGACGCGTCTATAAACGAATATTTGGACCGTAAGGGCTTCGAAAAGGACCGGGCTATACCTTCGCTTAATGGGACGCCCAAGACAAAAACTTAATAACAAGGGGGCCGGTTTCGTTATCCGCGATTTACCGGGTTTACCGTGGTTCGTTTGTGTTTCTCACCTTCCTCTCGCCACGAAGACCGGGTTATTTTCCCGGCCCCCGTTTTTCGAAACCAACAAAAAGGGAAAAGCAAATGGAAGATGTTACAGTAGTAACCGGTAACGGTAGCAACCCGAGAGACCGGATAGTCGAAACTAACGGCGAACCGGCGGACCTCTTGGTAATTGTAAACCCACTTACCGGCGAAGAGGTAGAACTAACCGCTACGGCTTTGGTGGACCAATGGGCTTTATGTAAGGACCATATTAGGGCCTTATATAAGTTTAAAGACGTTATCGAAAGGAACTTGGTAGAAATTACCGGGCCACCTTTAGACGGCGGAAGAACCGCTTACCTTAATACTGGCGTAGGTAAAGTTAAAATCCAACGGAAAGACTCTACTACGTGGGACCAACCCCTATTAAGTGAAGCCGTCTTTTTACTTGGACCGCAAGAAACCCGAAGGCTTGGAATCTCGACCTTATATAAGCCCCACTTGGGTAAAATTAGGTCGTTTCTAAATACCGAACAAGCGGACCCGGACTTAAGAAAGGCCAAGGAACTAATAATAGAAAGCAAGACGCTAAAAGAGTTAAAGCCTATTATAACCTTGGTAGAAACCCCCAACCCTTAACCCCTAACATAAGGACCCCTAAACTATGGACAGACAAGAAAAACAAAAAGCGGTAAACCGGACCCTTTCCGAGAAATACGGATTAGACCCGGCGGTCCACTTTTGGAAACAAAAACAAAGCGGTTTATTTATCGCTACCTATGACGCTATTATGATTATAGCGGAAAACGAAGGTATTACCTTTACCCAACCTATCCAAAATTGGGACGCGTTACCGAATATTTGTATAATGATTTCGGCAATGCACCCGGACGGCCGGGAAGTGTGGACCTTTGGCGAATGTTCGGCGGATAATAACCGTAATGTTTACCCTTTCGCTATGGCGGAAAAACGGGCAAAATCGCGGGGCGTTTTGATGTTAATAAACGCTTACCAGTATGGCGTAAAAAGTGAAGTAGAAGCGGACGACTTCAAACGCGTCGCTTCCAGTATGGAGGACGGCGGTAACACGGATTACCACCAAGAACAAGAAGCTGAATTAACCGGAAAAGGAAAACCGGCGGAAAACACCCCTACCGACAAACCGGGAAACTCCCGTCTACCGGGAAAAAGAAAGGCTTACAACCTTTCGGCGACAACAAAACAACGCGAACTAGTTAATACGATACTAACAGAAGAACCGCGTTTATGGACCGACGTCGAAGTAAAAGAATGGTTGGCGAACTTCGAAGTGGCCGTTATTTGCCGACGAGAGTACGGTGATATGATAGACGACCTAAAGGCCCATCAAAACCAAAAGCGTTTCGAACGCCGGGAATATGTAGTAGAATTCGCCCAAGTTCGGGACCACTTCGAAAGCAAGGGCCTTGGCGAAGCCTTCGAAACGAAGACGGTAGACGACTTCGGGACCAACGACCCGGCGGAACTGGTAGACTTCCTTTTACATACCGGGGAAATACCAAGCGTACTTAAGGGTTTACGGACCCTATACGCCGAAAGGACGGAAGCAAGTAGTAAGGCTATATCGCCACCGACCCCCCCGGGGGACCGCTTCCCGGTTTCAAACGACCCCGAACTATTCCCAAATAGTTAGGGTAGTTTATGGCCTTGCCGTGGTTTAGATTCTACGCGGAATTTGTACACGACCCTAAAGTATGTACGTTACCGGAAGTAGACCAAATACGTTTAGTTAAATTATTTTGTCTTCGTTGTTCTGAATCGTTGGACAAATTGGACGAAGCGGAAATAGCCTTCGCCCTACATATTCCAATAGAAGAACTACAGAAAACCAAGCGTAATTTAGTCGCGAAAGGTTTTCTTACCGAAGATTGGATTTTACGGAACTGGTCTAAACGCCAACTAAAAAGCGATTCCAGTACGGAAAGGGTTAGACGCTATCGTGCCAAGGAAACGGCCCGGAAACAAGCGGAAACGGATTCGAAACGGGAAAGTAACGGCGTAGATATAGAAGTAGATACAGATAAAGAAAGAAATACTAAACCAAATAACGGGGGGAAGACTACCCCCCGTTTAGGTAAGGTTATTATTTCCGAAATAATAGACCTTTACCATACGACTTTAAAAGACCTACCAACCGTACGCCTTCCTTTAGGACAAATAAGTAGTAGGCATCTACGAAAAAGGGTAAAAAGCTTTAAAGATGGGAAAGAAATAATAGAACACTTTAAGGAAGTCTTTAATATAGTAGCCGGGTCCGACTTCTTAACCGGTAAGACGACCGATTGGTCGGCTAATTTCCACTGGATTATAAGACCTACTAACCACGAAAAAATATTAAACGGGGAATATACTACCCTAAAAGAATATAAGAAAAAGAAGAGGCGGAAACTATATTGTACGGAGGTCGGGGAAGACTATAAACCCCTACACCCGGTAGTAGAAGTAGACCCCGAAAATAAAGCTATGTTTATATATTGTAAAATTTGTAAAGCCCCACTAGTCGAAGGTTATATATTAGAATCGCATATAAATAATAAAAGAAAAAAAGCTTTACCACTAACCCCCCCTACCGGCGAAAGCGGACCGGTAAGCCTTGGGGACATTCTCAACAAACCAAAGGCAAGATAATGGCCGAAATACATATACCGAACAGTAACATACAAAGCATAAGCTTGAGGGAATCGTTAATTATATACGAAGCCCTTAAGAATTATCGTATTTCCCTTAACCGCCTTTCGGACCTAAACAAGTCGAACGAAGTAGGTACTTTAATAGCAAAAGTAAAAGGGAAAAAATGGATAATATTCCAGAAAGAAAACCCCGAACGAGGGATGGGAAAAGAAAACCCCCGGACGGGTGTAAATGTAAAAAGCCCGTAGTACACTTACGGGGCCGTAATGGTTCCGGTAAGATTCGGGTATCTTGCCGGAATTGTAACAAGTGGGGACTAATAGACGATATTTCCCGGAAGGTAAAAAACAAGCTTACCCGGGTAAACGTAAGAACCAACCCGATAAGGTCCGAATCTGGGATATTGCAACGGGCCATAGTGTCGCCGGATAAACATTTCCCACTAGAAGACCACCCGGCTATGAATTGTTTAAAAAGGATAATAGAAATAGCTAACGCGGATACTTATATAGACCTTGGCGATGTAGTAGAAGGCGATTCGGTTTCCCAATATAAGACGAAGGTAAAAGGTAAAATACCATTAGACTATAAAATAGCCGAAATAGACGCGGAGGTAAAAGATATTAAAGCCCGTTGGGACGACATAGACGAAGCTTTAGACAAGTCTTCGATTACTACTAAATATTTAACAGTAGGAAACCACGACGAACGCTTCGACCGGTTCGTAAAAAAATACGAAGTCTTAAAAGACCAATACGGCTTTATCCCATTATTTAAAGTAAAAGAACGCGGTTATAAACCTATACCTTACGGCGAAATGTTAAAAATAGGCCGTCTACACTTTTACCACGGCCACCACGCCGGGGGAATATTCCACGCCCGGACCCATTTATTAAGATTTGGGATAAATGTAATATACGGCCACCACCACAGTATACAACATTACGAACTAGGCCATATAGACGGTGTTAAGTCGGCCACTTCGTTAGGTTGTCTTAAAGACCTATCCGGGGACGCTAACGAATGGCTTAAAAACCTTTCCCACGGTTGGGGCCACGCCGTCGCGTCCGTCGATTGGTACGACGACGGTAACTACGTTACTAATATCCACAGAATAATAGGCGGTAAGACCGTCTTTTATGGTGAATACATAGACGGGAATATTTAATGACTTATTCAATTACAGACGACGTAAATAAGGCCAAAGCTTGGGAATGTTTCTTTATGGAAGAAATGGGTAGGTTATTGGACCTTAAACTATTATGGAATCCGGACCGGTTTATTATAGATTGGTCCGTCGTAGATAAAAGCTTAAATATAATAACCCTTATTGAAGCGAAGGTACGAAAGAACCATAGCGTCAACAAGTGGGACGACTTTATGGTAGGTTTAAGGAAATACCAATGGGGAGTAAACTATTACCTAACTACTGGAATACCCTTCGTACTCGCTTTTAGGTTTAGCGACGCTATAGTAACTTATAAACATAATCCGGAAAAGAAGCTTATGGTAAAATATACCGGTAGGTCCGTTAATAAACGATGGTCCCAAGATGTTACCCCTTGTGTCCACATCCTTAAAAGCGATTGTAAAATATATAACCTTCCTTATTCTATTCCGGTCAATATGGTAGAAGACCTTAATACGAGGGTATGGAAGGACATAAGCCAACCTATCGAACTTTACTTAAACAAGATATACGAAGGTAAAAGCTTTGTAAACTATGAGTAAAAAACATATTAAGAAACGATTAGGTAGTATACGCTTCTTAAGGTTAGACGACCCTCATTACGATTGGGAAGCGTTAGAAAAGTCTTTATACTATGAGGGTTACCAACCGGGTAAATACGGCTACATAGAAGTACATAACGAAACTTGCGTAAACGGTAACCACCGTATGGAAATACTAACAAGATGTAAAGAAAATTTAGACCGGTGTATATGGGTAGCAAAGGTTAATAATTGGTCATACTTTTCCGGAATAACTATTACTATAATCCTTTCCCCTTTATTTCTACCTTATTTCTTCTTGTTTAGTTTAGTGCGACGCCTACTTAAGGCTACCGGCCTATATAAACCAAAGGTAAGACATTGGACCGATAAGCGGGGGTGGCATAAAAACTATAGGATAAAAGAATGGAAGAAAGCCTACCAAAAAGAAAACGCGGACGAACGGGTAAAACTATGGAATAAACCATACAAGAAACAAGGGGGGAATAAATGCTAATAGATGTTATATATTTCTTGTGGAATATGGCCGGAATAGTGTTTTTTGGTGGAATAGGGGCCTTTCTAATGTATTTAGTAGGCTTAACCTTGTACGACTTTATTAACCGGCATTAGGGGGGTTTTATAGTGATTAACATAAAAAGAAATTGGCAAGGTGTAGGGTTGGCACTCTACGGTAAGCCCCCCCTTTTTCCCTTATATTACAACGATATAAGGCGTATCCCTAGCGAGGGATGCGATTATTCAATTATGGAATGTAACTCATTTTGCGGTCCCTTAAAAAAGACTGACGGGGGGCCCAAGTGCATAACCCGGACCATACACTAACTAAAGGGAGAATCAAATGGCGTTAGAAATAGAACAGAGTAAGGGGGTACTATTCCCCAACGATTACAAGACAGAAGGCGACAACCAACCGGACTTTAGGGGTGAAGTAGAACTCCCCCCGGGGTATGGGTACACCGGACCAAAGGACGGCATACCGGAAGGGATAAGCCCCACCCGGCTAAGGATAGTCGTATGGGATAACACAAGTAAGGCCGGTAAGCCTTATAGGTCCATAGAAGTAAATACACCCAAGCCCCCTAAACAATCACATCCCTCGTCTGAGGATTCAACCTATAAGCCTACAAGTACAACAACAAGTAAGACCGAACTACCCTTTTAAGGGGCTAACCTCTTCCGGTATGCCGATTGTTTACTGTAGCCATAGGGTAAGTATATAATATGAACATAGAAAACCTTATAACGCTTAAGGCTAATGTAGAGCGAACCATAGACGGGGCTATCCATACCATTAGTAGGGTAAGGGAATTAGAGAAGGAAGTGGCCCGCCTACAAGAAGCTAACCGCTTATTAGAAGATGAGCGGGACACTATGGCCCGGCAACTAAACGACGCCAAGAATAAGGCACGACTAGAAGCCGGGTTAATATTGTAGGGCCGACGCTCTGGCGAGGGATGTGGTTATGTTAGAACTCAAACGTGGGATGTGGTTATGTTAGACGTGTTAAGCTTTCTGTTGGTCTTTATAGTGGGTATATATGCCGGGGCCTACCTTTCTTTTAAGGGTATGTCAAAGGCCATAGAGAAGCTACAGATAGTACACCGGAAGGAACTTAAAGAACTGTTTAATACACTAAAGGGAAACAACTATGGCGAAGGATAAGATAAGGATGAGGGATAAGCCACATCCCTCGTCAGAGCAACCGAAGATAAGGATAGGGGACAAGATACGGACCAGTGGCGGAACGGGCCTTACAGTAATAGCAACGACCGGGACGGGGGCTTATTGTATGCACCTAACCCCACTACATAAACCCCATAAGGACGCGGTCTTTATACCTTACTCCGACCTAACACTACAGAAAGGAAAGTAGTATGGCATATAAAGAAAGGGATATACAACGCCACATAATAAGCCTACTCAAGCTAATGCCGGAACTTGTCCCGGTTATATTCCGGGTAAATGCCGGGGCGGTCCAAACAAAGCAAGACCGCTATGTTAGGTTAGCACCTAAAGGGGTAAGCGATATTATAGGAATGTTAAGGGGTGGATTCTTATTGGCCATAGAAGTAAAGACCCCGGAAAGAAAGAATAGGGTAACCATAGAACAACAAAACTTTTTAGACATAGTACGCTTATACGGGGGGTTAAGCTTTGTTTGTTGGGACCCGGAAGACGCGGTTAAACAAATAAACGACTACACTATCGAACGCGAATTAGAACGCAACGAACGGGCCGAATGAATGAATGGACGTTATAAGGGACTAAAAATTATAAACTTAAATGTTGTCCGGAATATAGAAATATGGGGGGAATGGCAAGGGCTAAGTAAGGGGGAGTGGACCTATAAACATAAAGTAGAATACTTGGCCCAGAAATATTTCTTAAGTGTTAAACGAGTGCAAAACTTAATAAGCGAAATGGCCGGTATGGTCGAAGGTCCCATTAAATAGGGGTATGTATTTGTTTTTATTAAGTGGTATACTGGTCCAAGCTAAAGGAAAATAAAGCTATGACTATGGCAAGGACAAAGCCAAACAGTAAAGGCCCGGGAAGGCCGAAGATTAACATAGATTGGGACGACTTGGATAAGTTACTGGCCCTACAATGTACACTAGAAGAGGTAGCTTTCTTCTTTGACGTTAGCCCGGATACAATACAACGACGGGTAAAATCGGTTAAACGATGTACCTTTGGGGAATACTATAAACTTAAGTCGGCCGGTGGCCGGACTTCGATAAGGCGTAAACAGTTCGAAGAGGCTTTAGACGGTTCTATCCCTATGTTAATATGGTTAGGTAAACAGTATTTAGGACAAAAGGATAAGAAGGAAACCGAAATAACCGAACTTAAACCTATTAAAGTCTTGGACATTATGACCGAGGAAGACTTGGTAGCGAACTTATCCATTTCGAACTAAAGACAAACCAAAAGAAGGTTTTACAAAGTACGAGCCGGTTTACAATTTTATCCGCCGGAAGACGCTTCGGAAAATCGACCATAGGATTACTATATCTTTTAAACGGGGACTTAATACCCGGTGGTCGCTATTGGTTTCTTGGACCCACCTACCGCCAGACCCGGTTAATAGCTTGGCACTTATTAAAGGGAATGTTTAGAAACCAACCGGTAAAGATGAACGAAACGAACTTAAGCGTAACACTACCCAACGAGGCGGAAGTAAGATTAGTGGGGGCCGATAGGCCGGATAACTTACGCGGTAGTTTTCTTAACCGGGTAGTATTGGACGAAATAGCTTATATTAAACCGGGAACCTTCGAAGAGGTAATTTTCCCAATGTTAGGAACGACTAAACCCCCCGGCCGGGCCTTGTTTACCGGGACCCCTAACGGAATGGGACCTTTTAAAAAGTATTTTGATTACGGTAACGACCCAAATAATAAAGATTGGGGAAGCTTCCACTTTACCACTTTAGAAGGCGGTTACGTCCCGGCCGACGAAGTAGCAAGGGCCAAGGAATATTTAGACCCCCGAACCTTTAGCCAAGAATATTTAGGGACTTTCGAAAATTACGGGGGGCAACTATATTATACTTTTAAACAAACCCCCCATACGGCCGACTTAAAACATAACCCCAACCTACCTATATGGATAACCGCCGACTTTAATAAAGAACCTATGGTATGGGAAATAGCCCAAATACACGACAAGCGGTTAAATATAATCGACGAAATCTATATACGCTATTCGGCCAAGACCCATATAGCCGTCGCGGAATTCTTGAAGCGTTACGGAAACGTTACAAATAAGTTAGTATATGTTACCGGGGACGCGTCTAATAACTACGAAAGCCATAGGGACTATACGACGGACTATATAATTATCCGCGACGCTCTAATGGAAAAGGGTTTCCGGGTAGTGGTACAAGTACCGAAGCGGAATCCAAATATAAACAATCGTATAAATATAGTTTGTAGCCTACTAACTAATGGCCGTTTAACTATTTCCCCCAAGTGTAAACAGTTAATAGACGACTTAAACCAAGTAGAAAGCGATAATAAAGGGGGCAAAAACAAAGAGGACCCGGCCCGTACTCACAGTAGCGACGCGTTAGATTATCTTGTGTGGCGACTATTTAGCCGGGAATTCTTTAAACAAACAATAAAACAAATTTAGGATAAGATTATGGCGACTCTAACAGAATTAACGAAAGCAATTACTACGAATACTATAGGTTCGGACGACAAAGGCCAAAGGGCTATAACCCGGGACCTATTCTATACCCAAGATAACAAGGGGGTACAAGGTCTTTTAACCGACGACCTAAAGAAGTACGTAGATACGGCGGATATTTCACGAATGAAGCTTATTACCTTAGACTTTTTTATCCCAGCGTTTTTAGAAAAGCTTTGTAGCGTCTACGATGTAGCCCCGGTTTTTAAGTACGAAGAGGGGGTAGGCGATAAAGACATAGAATTATTTACCGCGTTAATTGAAGAAACCCGAATACATAGTATTTTCCAAGAAAGCTTCTTACGGTGTAGGCTACATAATACAATAATAGCAAACGTTAAATACG